GAGAGAGCCGTCGTCGTTGTGCAAAACCCAATGCTGCCAGTGGTGCGGGCTGCGGTGCTGGTGTTTGAGCCAGGCGACGTTGAAACGGATTCGCCGCAACACCGCCGCATTTTTGCTGCTTGGCTCGCGACCGTAGAAGAACTGGGCGTAGGGACGCCACTCCGAGGGCAGGAACTTCGACCAGTCGTGAATGATGCCTTGCCAGATGAGGCCGCGCTGCAGGCAGGCGACGAGGACGAACCACTTGTGACGAATGACGTAGGACAGGTATTTGACGTGTTTCATGGGAAAGTGTCAGCCGCGGCTTGGTCCGGATTCTTTGTTATCGCGTTGGGCGAGGGTGGCGTGGTGGACGGCGCGGTCGGCCTGGGGCAGGCGTAGAATCTCGCCGTATTCCTTGGCGACGCGGCGGAGGGCTCGGGTCTCGATGTCGGTGAGGTTCTCGTCGTCGGCGATGAGGTCGCGGATGGACTGGCGCAGCTCGCGGAGACGGCGGGAGAGGTAGGCCCAGCCTTTGGAATCGAGGAGTTGCTCGATGACAGGGAGATCCTGCTCGGCGAGTTCGATGGCGCGCTCGCGGGCGAGGATGGCGGATTGCTCGGGCGTAGGTGCGCTCATGGGAGAGGGAGAACCTTGCGGGCACGGCGATAGATGGCGGGGCCGTGGCAACGGTCGGCCTCGGCACGGAAGATGATGAAGGCGCGATGCCGGCGACGATGGGAGCGGGAGCCTTTGCGCGGGAGACGGCGCATGCGCTCAAGTATCTGCGAAGGTGTGAGGGGACCGATCACGGGTGCGGTGATTCTGCGGGGATGGCGCGTGCCATCGCGTTTGCGCCCATGTGAACTGTGGCGAGCACCAGTTTGATCGGACCGTGTTCCGTGAAGACTTCCTTTAAGCGCCGATGGACCGCTTTCCACGCTTCGTCGTGCTCCTCGATCGGTTGCGGCGCGCGGGTCTCCATCATCGACCAAAACTCATCGACCGTCACCCAACAGGTGAGCGTCTTTGTCTTGGGGTTGTATTCGTCGATCATCGCGTTAGCTGGTCGGCAGGTGCCTTTTGGGTGCCCGCGTTGCAGCCGGTTCAATTACTTGCGGTTGCCGGTGATGAACCAGTAACGGCCGGGGGCGGAGGTGCCGTCGCGATGCGTGCACGAGCTGAGGCGCTCGATCTGCTCGCCATACTGATCGCGCTTGTTGGGATCTTTCGTGACGAACAGCACGTTGATGCAGTTCTGCACGTTGCTGTCGCCTTCGCCCCATGCGTTGGTGACAAGCCCGTCGTGAAGCACGCCGGTTTCATCGACCACTTTGACCGCCTGACCTGTCTGGACTACTTCGCCATTCATTTGTGTTCCTTTGTTTGTCCGGGCGGAATTGCCCGGAGAATCAACCCTCGCCGGTGCTGTCGCGGCCGTCGTGTTCGGCGAGGTAAAGTGAGGCCCGGTAAAGCGCATCAACCTTGGCGGCGAGGCGGCCGGGTTTGATCGAGGCGAGCACGTCGCAGCGGCCGGATTTCGCGCACGGGCCGTTCTCGGGATAGTGCGTGCGGCCGGTGTGGAAGCAGGGCGCGCAGGGGCCGGTGCCTTGGAGGGCGATGGTCTTCGGGTGGTAGGCCGAGCGGAGACGCCAGGGCGTGGGGCCGTAGAGGGCGACGCAGGGGAGATCGAGGGCGCCGGCGAGTTGCGCGAGGGCGGAGTCGGGAGCGAGGACGACGTCGCAAGTGGTGAGGATGGCGGCCGACTGGCGGAAATTGAGCGAACGGAGCGTGAGGTTCACGAGTCCGGCGCGCTCATCGATGGCGATGGACTTGGGCGGGCCGAAAAAGAAAATCTCCCAGCCGCGTTCGTGGAGCATCTGGCAGGCGGCGGCGAGTTGGTCGTGCGGGTAGGTGCGGCACATCGAGGAGGCGGCGACCTGCACGCCGAGACGCGGGATGGCGTCGCCCTTTTCGTCGAGCTTCGTGGGGAAGAAGGACAGGGCGCCGGCACGCTCCTTGTCCGTCAGGTGATAACGACAGGCTTTGTCGGAGGCGGGGACGATGGGGGCGGCGATGCCGAATTCGAGAAAGTAGCGGTCGGTGGTGTGATGCTCGTGGTCGGTATCGACGGTGTTTTCGAGGGGCACGACGGCGTCGAAGGTTTCGAGGATGGAGAGCGGGACCGGGTATTGGACGATTTGGGCGACGTCGGGATTGTGCTCGAGAACGGCGGAAAACTCGGGGAAGCAGGCGACGGCGATGTGGAGCGAGGGCTCGTCGGCCTTCAAGTGGCGGAAAACGGGCGTGAGAAACAGGAGGTCGCTGAAACCGCCGGCGCGAATGACGAGGATGCGCTTGGGTTTGCCGCCGGGAGTGAAATCGAGGGCGGAGATCGGCGCGGGATTGGGCGCGAGTTCGATGCGGACGGATTCCGGATGGCGGGCGAGGAGTTCGCCGGCGTTGGCGTTGTCGGCGAGATAGGAGCCGACGGCGAGGCGATTGACGCCCGTGATGGGTTCGGTGACGGTGACGAGGTGCATAAAGCGGGGATGAGGAGGGAAATTGGGTGCAGGAACGGGATTCGAACCCGTGACCCCCTGATTATGAGTCAGGCGCTCTAACCACTGAGCTATCCTGCGTGAGTGCTCACAAATTGACGGGCGACTTGCCGGGATTGACGGGAGAGGCCGCGCGCGTGGTGCTCGCGGGAGCGCCTGAGCCGGCGGCCGTGGGGGCGATTTGTGCGATGCCGGGTTGAATCAGCGTCTCGACGTCGATGCGTGGATCGATCGCCTTGAGCTGGTTCTTGTAGAACTGCGCGACGAATGGTTGAATCTGGACGGGCAGCGTGTAGAAGCGCTCGACAATGGCGCTGGCCTGTTCGCCCTGGATCAACTGCTGCTCGCCCTTGTAACGCGTGAGGAGCAGATTGACGTTGAGCGTGAGGTTGCGGACCTCGTCGGGCGTGATCTGGTCGAGCTGGCGGACTTCCTCTCCGGTCTTCGTGTCGCGTGCGAGGTAGTTGAAAATTTCGACGCGATCGAGGTTGGCGAAGAGGACGAGGAGTTCGCGCTTGAGGATGGCCTGGAGGGGCGGTTCGAGATCCGAAATGAACGGGGCGAACATCTCCTGGCCGGCCTTCTCGATGTTGCGGATGCCGGTGGCGAGCTTCTGGGTGTCGAGGCCGGCGGTCTCCGCATCGTTGGAGTTGGCGACGCCCGATTCGTTCATGGCGATCTGCATGAAGAATTCGAACATGCGCTCGAGGTGATCGAACTTCGTGTCCTCAAGATAGACGGAGTGGAGCGCCTCATCGGGCTTGGCATTGGGTGCCAGGGAGTAGGTGCCGCCCCAGTTCATGGAGAGGTGCGGGTTGGCACGGCCTTCGAGCGTGAGGTCGGGCCGCCAGAAATCGACGCGACCGGCGCGCGACTGGGAGTGATTCCAGCGGTTGACGAGGAGATCGACGATGTTCTGGGTCGATTCGAACATCTCCATGACGCCCTCGCCATACCAGCGGCCCTCGACCTCGTTGACGCGGACGACCTCGAAGGGGCGGAGCCCGTCGATCATGACGTTGGGCACGTAGTCGTAGAAGAGCGGCACGCGGTTTTTCCGGTCCACGACGAGCATGATGTTCTCGAGGATGCCGTCGCCGTTGGCGTCGAACCAAAGATAGATCTCGGCGATTTCGGCGACGGGTTCACCACGGTCGGCGAGGGAGGCGGAGCGGGTCTGATCGCCGTCGCTTGGGCGGTTGGGTTGGTTTGCTCCGGATTTGGCCTCGGAAGAATTGTTGGTCAGTTCGCGGATGAGCTGGACGGTGCGCTGCACGGCTTCGAGGCGCTCCTTCCCGGTGGATTCGAGCATGCCGCTCTTCACGTAGAGATCGACGAGCTCCATCACCGGCTTGTCGTAGAGGTGCGCGATCAAATCCGCCTGCTGGATGTCGGGGGCGTTGAGCGGGCAGAGGAAATCCTTGTAATAGACGACGGGCGACTCGGGGCCTTGAAAAATGACCTGGCGGCGCGGCACGACCATTTCTTTCCAAAGGAGGGTCGCGGGCTGTTCGATCGTGCCGTCGCGTTTCAGGACGAGTTTGCCGCTGGCTGTCGCGATGGGCTGGCCGGTGGCGGGATCGACGGCGGTTTCCGGCACCCAGGCGTCGGTCTCAAGGATGAATTCGCCGGCGCTGTCGAGGATGGGCTGGTCTTCGGCATCGATCAGCACCTGCGCGTAGGTTTTGAAAAGCTGGTCGCGAACGGTGTGCGTGGTTTTGACGACGGACTCGCCGCGGGTGAACGCGCCGCGGATCGAGCGCTCCTTGTTTTTCTTCGAACCGAGCTGGGCGAGTTTGAATTTCGCGTAACGGTCGATCTTGTCGGCGAGCTTCGTATCCTCGACGCCCTCGGGCTCGGCGGCGAACCAAGGGTCGGTCTCGAAGAAATAATTTTGCGCGCGGGCGATCATCTGGCGCGCGATGCGGCGGGCGAGGGGGACGACGAGGTTTGATTCCTTGAAGATCCCGCCGAACACGTAGGGACGCCAATCGACCTTGTTGGAAAACACATCCTCGTAGCGGGAGCGTTTGCCGAGCCATGAATCGGCGGCTTTCTGCGCGACCGTGGTGGTGGACATCTTCTCCTGCGAGGCCCAGTTTTGCTCGAGGACAAGATCGCGGCCGAGCTCACCCTCAAGCTCGGAAAGGCGGCGGATGGCGTGCTCGACGAGGGTTTGCTCCTGCTCGCCCGTCAGCTCCTCGGAGAGCGCGGTTTTGAACGGCACGCGTTTGGCGACGGTGCTGTCGGGCGAACGGTCCGAAGGCTCTGGAACATGCTCGGTGCGTTCGATGAAGGTCTCGAGCTGGCCGGGCTGAGTGGCGGATTTGGACATGGCAGGCGTTGCGGTGCTGTCGTCGTTGACAAGAAAACCACATCAGGGCGAATCAATTTCTTGGGCGCGGGCGCCGAACATCTCGCGGCGCGTGATCGTGCGGGCGCTGGTGAAGGCGTTTTTGACGCGTTTCAGGTCCTCCGCGGTGGGGTGCTCGACGTTGACGGCGGCATGGCGGAGCATCTGCGCGGCGAGGCGGCCGGCGCGGATGGAGTAGGCGCTCAACTCGGAGCCGGTGAGGTGGCGGGTCTCCTTTTGGTTCAGGCGCACGGTGCGGGTGAGGGGCAGGGGTGCCCAGGCTTCATCCGGGTGGGCTTGATACCAGTTGGCGAGAAGGCGGTCGATGCGGTTGACCTCGGGGGCGGAGCGCACGTTGACCGGCACGAGCGTGCGCCAGGCGGCGAGGCCGGGTTGGGCGATTTTCTCGCCGTAAACATCGACCTTGGGCGCGGCGGTCTGCGGAATGATGTTGCTGGCGAGGCGTTCGCCGAAACCGCCGGAGCGTTCGCGCACGTAGGGATCGAGCTTGGCGATGGGCTGGCGGATGATGTTGGGCACCCAGCTCGCGAGGAATTGGGCGGCGTAGTTCTGGCGTTCGCCGCGGCGGGCGCCTTGGAGCGCGCTGATCATGTCGCCGATGCCGCGGAGGAAGGTTTTTTCCTCGGCTTGCTGGCCGATGGATTGCATGAGGGCGCCGAGGGCATCGAAGCTCTCTTTGTCGCGGCGGCTGGCTTTCATCGCGGCGATCGTATCGGCGGTCGTGCCGAGGATGGTGGCGAAGGGTTCGATGCGACCGTAGGAGATCTGCACACGGCCGAGGCGCACGGTGAAGGGTTGCAGGCCGCGGCGCTGGTTGAGCGCATTGGTGCCGGCATCCTTGTAGGGGATGCTGCCGGTGATGAGGAATTGTTTGTCCTCGTCGTCATCATCGCCGGCGGCGGCGCCGTAGAGGAGGGCGGCGGCAGTCCAGGCGAAGAGTTGCTCGACGCCGTGCTGGATCATCTGGGGGCGCGGGTAGCTTTCGGCGATGGGCTTGCCGTCGCGCATCCGGTAGAAGCCGGCGCGGGCGAAGCGCGCGAGCATCGCGGCGGCGCCGGCGGGGCTCTGGCGCATGCCTTGGAGGAAGATGTTGAAGGGCGTGCGCACAAACGGGAGCACGAAGCGACCGGGTTTTATTCCTGAGCCGGCGCCGATCTCGAACTCGCGGAGTTTGGTGAGGAGCTGCAGCATCCGGCCGGCGGTCTGGCCTTCGTGCTTTTCCTGAAACGTGAGTTCGTTGGCCTTGGTCACCGCAGCCACCCAGGCGGGCGAGCCGGGCAGGTTGACGAGCCCACGGATGCGGGACTCGAGCGCGGGGCCGGCGAGTCCTTCGGCTTTCGCCATGCGGTAGGCCTGCGCGGTGGCTTCGAGGTGGGCGATGCCGGACTTGAAAAAGTCATCCGTCGCCATGAGGAGGCGGCCGGGGATGCGGATGAACTGGCCGAGTTTGCCGGGGATGGCGGCGCGGGTGGGGCCGGATTTATCGAAGTCGGCGGCGAGGTCGAGTTGCTGGTTGAGCACGTCGTTCTCGAACATGGGGCTCTCGGCGGTCCAGGTGCGCACGGCGTTGTGCCAGGCGCGCGTGAGCGCGGGCGCGGCGGCGCGGAGCATGTGGGCGAATTCCGCGGTCTGCGGGGCCCGGGAATCGCCCACGAGGGAATTCACCGCGGCTTCGCCGGCGCGCTTGAACGTGAAATCCCAGACGGCGTTGGCGGTGTTGCCGATGATGTTCGCGCCCTGCGTGAGCGGGCCGGAGAGCACGGAGTTGACCCAGAACTCGGTCGCCATGTCGAATTTGTTGGCGTCGACGGCGGAGATGGTGCGGGCGAGTTGGGCGACGTGGACGGGATTGGAGATGTCGAAGGCGGGCGGGGCGCTGGCGTGCGTGGCGAAGTCGTCGGGCCCGGGGCGGCCGGTGGTGGTGGGGAAGGCGGGTGTGGCGCCGGGGGGCGTGTTCTGATCGGCGAAATCGTCGGGGGATGGGCGGCCGTGAGTTTCGGGGAAGGTGGGAGTTTGGCCGGGTTCTGTGGCGAGCCCTTCGACGCGCTTCGCTTGCTCAGGGTTCGTCCCGCGGCTTTGCCGCTGGCGAAGCGGGTTCGGAGCGCGACGGGTGCGCATCTCGCGCTCGGTGGTGCGGCCGTAGCCCATCGCGCGGATCATTTGCTCGATCTTCTCGGCGCGTTGTTCGGGGGTGAGCGATGCTTCGCCGCTCGCGAGGCGGCCCCGTTCGGCAGGCTCAGGGCGGGCGGGGGCGGAGGAGAGGTTGAGCGTGTCGAGCTTGTCGGGGTCGAGGGCGGCGTCGCCGAGTTTGGCGAGGCGGGCGCGGAGAGTGGCGATGTGCTCTTGCTCGAAGCCGGAGACTTGCTCCGCGGTGAGGCCGGTTTGCTTCGCGATGTAGGCGTTGCTCCAGCCTTTTTTCACGAGGTTGAGCGCGCGTTTCTTGATCGTGGAGTAGTTGGCGGCGTCGAAGATGTTGTTGTCGATCGTGGCGCCGCGGAGGCGCACGTAGGCCTCGCCGGAGAAAATGTCGTCGAGGGTGATGCCCATCTTGGCGAACTCGGCCTCGATTTTCTTCATCCGCTCGGCGAGCGCGGTGTTGAGCAGTTCGAAACGGTCTTTTTGCTGCTGGGCCTCGCCGAGCGAGGTATTAAGCTGGCTAATTCTTTTTTGGAGGTCGGCCGGGATGGTGGTCTGGCCGTTGATTTTGAGGCCGAGCGCCTCGGCGCGCGCATCGGAAAGCTGCTTCGTAAGCGTGGCGATGCGGCGCTGTTTCTCGGCGGGCGACCACGAGGATTTGAGGCTCTGGCGAAGCGTGGGAGTGGGGGTGAAGATCGCGCCAGTGAGGAATTCGCGGTAGCGATCGGCGGGTTTTTTGAATGGGTCGCGCCGGGCGGCGAAGGCGCGGGCCTGTTCGGTGCCGCCCTCGCGATAGCTCCATGCGAGCACCTGCGCATCGCGCATGGCGGCGGGGTCTTTGGTGGCGACGGCCTTTTGAATGAGGTCGTTGACGAGAAGCTGGGCGGCTTTGACTTGAACCGGGTTGTCGAGCGCCTGGCCATCCTGCGCCTTGGCGAGGAGGTCGCGGAGGACGCCAGCACGGTCCCGCTCGATCATCGCGACGGCCTCGGTGCGCCATTGCTCGTGCGTCTCGCGCTCCATCGTCTCCTTGCGGGCCTCATCGACGGCGTTCACGACGCCGCGGCTCGCGGCATCGGGGCCAGCGGGGTTGGCGAGGTCGGGGCGGCCGATCGTCCGCGCGCCGTCCGTTTGGGTTGACCCCTCGGACATGGCTTGTTCGATGGCTCCGGCCGGCACGTCTCGCGCGAGGTCGGACATCAGGTCGCGGATGGCGAGGTCATCTTCGGCAGAGGAGGAGTAGAGGACGTGTTTGCTCAGGTGCTCAAGGCCCTCCGGCCAGGCGAACACCGCGGTTTTCGAAGCGTCAAAAGCGCGCACGGCATCCCGCACCCGGGTGGCCTCGTAATCGTTTTTTATCGGCGATGGGCGCCCGGTGTATTCGTAGCCCCGGCTCCGCGGGGCGTTCTCCTTCCGGTCGAGGTAGGCGTTGAACATTTCAGCGGCACGATCGCGCTGAATGGCATTGCGCATGAGCTTGCGCTCGATCTCGGCGAATGGATTTATCCCTCGCCCGGCCCGTGAAGCAGAAATTTGGGCAGGCGTTTGGTCAGCCCCGGCATGATCAGCCCCTCGGGACGTTCCGGATAGGGGCGAGCCGGCGAGGGCGTCAAAGAGTTCCTGTTGGACGTCTTCCGCACTGAGGGGCGAGCCGGTTTTTTCCTCATCACGCTGCCCATACGAACGAGCCCTGCCGCTGGCAAGGACCCCGTTGTCGAATTTCTTCACCCCGGCCTGTTTCAACTGGGCACGAACGAAAGCCATCGCGTTTTCGGACAACTGGCGGACGCGTTCGCGGGAAATGCCCATTTCCTGCGCGATGTCGTCGAGGGTGCGACCGGCGGCGCGCGCATCGAGGATGCCACGGAGGCGGGCGGGCAGGGCGTCAAGCGCGACATGGAGCAGGCGGCGGGTCTCGGCCAGCTCGGCGCCGGCGCGCGTGTCGTCCGGAGCGGCGACGCGGTCCAGGACGGTGGAACCCTCTTCGGTGGGCGCATCGGTGCTCAGACCCTGGGTGCGAATGCGGCGGATTTCGCGGTTGAAGAGATCGCGGAGCCGGTTGCGGATGACGGTGCCGGCGAAAGGCGCAAACGGCCCCTTGGCGGCGGCGTATTCCTGCGCGGCCTTGATCAGCGCAACGCGCGCTTCCTGGCGAACATCGTTCGGGGCGAGGCCGGTGGGGGGGAAGCGGAACTGGTTGGCAATCTTATCCGCCAGCGGGAGATTTTCGCGCACGCGCTCGGCACGGGTGGCCGTCTCGATGGCACGGTCGGCGGCGGCGAGTTCCTCGGGGGTGATTTGCTCGAATTCGAGTTGGTTGGGGTCGAGGGTGGCGCGGCCGGAGGCGAGGACGGCGCGCTCGCCGCGAGGGCCGCGGCCTTCTTCGAGATACGCGCGGCCTTTGGCGGTGCCGGCGATTTCGCTGCGGATTTGCGTGAAGCGGGCCTGCTTGTCGGCCAGTTCCTTCGCCTCGGGGAAGGGGCGGGCGAGTTCGGCGCGGGCGCCGGCCTGAGACTGCACGTCGGCGGCGATGCTGCGCTCCGTGTTCGCGATGTAGTCGCGCGAGCGGGTAACCGAGTCCGTGAGGAGTTCGGGGATGGCTTTGGCCCGTTGCGAGGTGACGCCTTTGGTTTCCCACGCTTCGCCGTCGAGTCGGAGCGCGGCGGAAGCGCGGAAGACGACGGGCGGCGTGGTATCGACGGGGCGTGCGGCCATCGCGTCGGCAAAGGTTTTGTGAACCGTGTTGGTCGGGTCTTCGCTGTTGCGGTAGCCTTCCTCGGGCGTGCCGGTGTTGACGCCGACGATCTGGGGAGCGGGGCGGGCGCGCACTTCGCCCTTGGCGTAGATTTCGAGGGTGATGCCGGGCGCGAGGATCTTGTTCGCGACCATCTTCGCGTTCTCGGGCTGGTTGGCGCCGTCGTTGAGCACCTGCGCCTCGCCGAGTTTGAGGCGGGCGTCGATGTCGTCGAGTTCCTCGCCCGTGAGGCTGGTTTTCTCCACCGTTTGGAGGCGCGCGAGCTGCTCCTGCCGGCGGGTGAGATCCTTGCGCATCCTGGCCTCGCGTTCGCCGGCTTGGCGCAATTCGTAGCGGAAACGGTTCTGCCGCGACTGGTGGCTTTCCTCTTGGAGCGTGAGGGCGCGAATCTCGTTCTCGAGCGTTACCATTTCGATCATGCGCGGGTCGCCGGAGAACATCGCCTTTAATTCCGCGGCGGCATCGACGAGCGTGCTCGACGGGTCGTCGAACTCGGCGCCGGCCTTGCCTTGGAGGGCTTGGTCGGCAAAGCGGGCCTTGAATTCGATGATCTGATAGGCGCCGGCATCGGAGGTGTTTTCGACGCCGTAGGCGAGGTTGCGGATCGGGATGTCCCAAGCCTTGTAGCGGTTGCCCGAGCGCCAGCCGCGGCCGATGCGCTGCTTGAGGTCGGCGGGCGTCTGCGGCACGTCGAGATGGTGCATCGCGTAGAGGCGCTCTTGCACGTTGACGCCGACGCCGAGTTTCTGCGTCGAGCCGAGGAGCACGCGGATGGTGCCGGCGTTGGTCTTGGCGAAGAGCGCGGCGCGCTTCTCGTCGCTGTCGTAATCCATCGCGATGGCGATCTCGCTGGCCGGGATGCCGCGCGCGATGAGCTTGGACTTCATGTCCTCGTAGAGATTGAACTCGCCCGCGGCGGTGCGTTTTTCCTCGTCGATGGGTTCGGCGGTGTCCGCCTCGGCGGATTCGTCGGCAACTTCGGCGCCCGGCGCGACGAACGTGCCGCCGGCGAAGGCGTCGAGATATTCCGTTTTCACGCGGTTGTAGCGGTCGGAAAACACGATCTGGGTGCCTTTGCGCTCCGCCTCTTGGTTGTAGAACTTGACGACGTTCTCGAGGGCGACGTTGACCTTGCTGCGCGGGTCGTCGGGCAGGGCGGGGTCGATGAGGCGCATATCCATCGTCGCGGCCTTCGCCATGCCGTAGATCACGACGGGGATGGCGCTCGCCTCCTTTTTGCTCTCGCCGTCGAGTTTCTGCCACTGCTCGAAGAGTTCCTTGAGGTGGCCAAGATAGGCTTCGAGCGCCGGCGTGCGCGTGGTCTTCACCGCGGACAGACCGCCGCCCTCGATGGTGGGCTGACCGAGCTCCAAATCCATCTGCACGTCCATCACGGTGCGGATGAAGGAGGCGAGGCCGTGGCCGTTGACGAATTTGGAGAGACGGTTGCGCGGGCGTAGTTCGTTGGTGGCTGGGTGAACCTCCCAATTCACCTCGGTGCGGGTGAAGGCGGCGGCGAACTGGTCGAACGTCGGCACGCCAAAATCCTTGAGCACCTGCGGATTCGTGAGCCGAATCATGTTCCAGATTTCGGCGAGCGTGTTGGTTATGGGGGTGCCGGTGGCGAGCACGACATTGCGGCCGTTGGTCTTCTCGCGGATGGAATTCAGCCGCATGAGGATGTTGGCCGCACGGCCGGACGACGAGCGGTCGAGGCCGGCGACGGGGTCCATCTTGGAGATGAACGGCACTTTCTTGAACATGTGCGCTTCGTCGATGAGGAGGGCATCGACGCCGAGATCCTGAAAATAAACGGCGTCGTCCTTGTTGGCGAGATGCGAGGCTTTTTCGATCTTCGCCTTGAACGCCTTGAGCTGCTTCACGAGCTGCTTGACGGTGGGGTCGCGGGATTTCTCGCCGATGACTTCGCCGACGCTGCCGGTGGAGCGGGACTGTTTGCGTCCGCCGAGCTCTTCGGTGCCGACTTCGGCCAGGCGTTCGCCGATGGCTTCCTCGATCTCGGCGATCTGGGCGCCGACGAACTTCTTCACCACCTCGGGATTGTCCGCGATGAGGTTGAACGAGGAGTGGGCGATGACGACAACATCCCAATCGCCCGATGCCACCCGGGCGAAGAAGGAGCGGCGGTTTTCTTTTTGCAGATCGTCCTTGGTGGCGACGAGCATCCGGGCGCCGGGGTAGATTTTGCGGGTCTCGTTGACGAACTGGTTGAGCGTCGGGTTGTGGACGACGAGCATCGGCTTTTTCGCGAGCCCGAGGCGTTTCCACTCCATCGCAATGGCGATGAGCTCGCGGGTCTTGCCGGCGCCGACGCCGTGCGCGAGGAAGGTGGAGCCGTCCTGAATCGCGCGCCAGATGCCGGACTTCTGGTGGGCACCCATGCCGCCCTCGGAGTAGGGACCAAGGAGGAAGGGCGCGCTGCCGGGGAGGGTGAGATGAGAGCCATCGTAAACGCGCGCGATGGTGCCGTTGAACTGCTCGTTGTAGGCCTCGGCGGTGAGTTCGGAGATGGAGCGGGTAACGGTCTCGCCGTCGCGCGAGATAGTGATCTCCTGGTCGCCCTTGGCGAACTTCTCCCACTCCTTGACGATGCGCTCCATCGCGGCCTGAGCCTCGGCGGTGTTCTTGTCGTTCCGGCCCGTGCGCTTCTTGCCATCGTAGTCGTAGACGACCGGCGCTTTGCCCTCGATCGCCATTTGCAGGAGGTCGATGGCGCTGAATTCGTGCGCGCCGTAGAGGCGGCGGTTGGCCTCGGAAAACTCGGCTTGGCTCGGGGCGTTGAACTGCCACTTATCGTTCTCGCCCACTTGGGTGTAGGCCACGCGCACGCCGTTGATGCCGATGCCGGCGAGGAATTTTTCGAGCAGGAAGGGCGGCACCCAGCCGCCGCCGAGTTTGGCGGTGATGTCCGTGATCGGGACCGCTTGGGGCTGCACGGCGCGGAGGGCCTCGACGTTGCGCGCGTAGTCGGGGTTGTTCTTCGCGTAGCTCTCAGCTTGGCGCAGTTTCTCGCGCACTTTGCCGGAAAGATACTCTTCCTTGGTTTCGAGCTGGCCGGTGCGCGGATTCTCGAACGCGAGGCCGGTGTCGGTGAGTTCTTTCCGCACCTCGTCGGGCTCCTTGCCGAGCAACTCGGCCATATATTCGGCGTCGAGGTGACCGCGCCACGATTGGGAGATGCGGAGCGCGTCGAGGGCGTTGGCGGCCGTGGTGGGCGAGACGTTCGGGAAGATCGTGCGCTTCTTGAGCACGTCGGACTTGACGATCGATTCGGTGATGACGCCGTTCTCGTCGGCCTTTTCCTCGATGCGTTCCAGGCCTTTGACGAGCCAGAAGCCGGGATCGGTCTTGAGGCTGCGGTTGCGGCCGCGGTCGTTTTCGAGCGTGCCCCACTGGCTGGCGAATTTGTCGTAGAGCTGGTTGAGTTGGACGATGCCTTGCGCGATGGCGGCATTGCTCGCGGTCTGCTGACCCATGAGCGTGAGGTGGGCGAGGTAGGCGTCGCGCAGGGTGACGAATTCCGCGGCCTTGCGGCGATTCTTGATCTTGCCTTCGCCGAAATTCTCGGGGTCGGCCTCGGCGAGCGGTTTCCAAATGCCATCGCGGTAGATGCCGAGTTCGCCATCGGCGTTGGTGGAGAACGCGCCGTTGCGGGCCTGCGAGGTGCTCGCGATGGTGATGGGCGCCGTTTCGCCGCTCTCTTGGTAGGCGGCCGGGAGCGCGGCCAGCGCGGTTTCCAGCTTGGGCAGGATGTCGCCCTCGGTGGGGTTCACGGTGTATTGGCCTTTGGCGGACGGGCCGGCATACATCTCGCCGTTCATGGAGTGCGTGCCGAGGACCATCTCGGGATGCTTCACGAAATACTCGTTGACGGTGATGGGGACGGTGATCGTGCCATCGCCGCTCGGGGAGGGGATGGTGTCTTCGCCGACGGTCTGCTTGGCCTGCCACGACTCCGCCCACGGCGGCACGGTGAGGCCGTCTTTCTTGCGGAGAAAAATGATGTCGGTGGTGACCGCGGTGCCGGCGTTGGCGGCAAAGGCATCGTTGGGCAGGCGCACGGCGCCGACGAAATCCGACCGCTCGGCCAGGTAGGCGCGCTGGGCGGGGCTGGCCTCCATCGTGTTCGCGGTGGTGATGAAGGCGATGAGGCCATTCGGGCGCACCTTATCGAGCGCCTTCGCGAAAAAGTAGTTGTGGAGGTTGAGCTTGGCCTTGTCGTGGATGGGATCGACGGGGCCCGTCTTGGCGAACGGGACATTCGAGATCGCGAGGTCGAACGCGTTGTCAGGCAGGCGCGCGGATTCGAAGCCGGAGACTTGGATCTGCGCGTCCGGGTAGAGCGCCTTGAAGATGCCGCCGGAAATGGAGTCGAGCTCGGTGCCGAAAAGTTCGGAGGCGCGCATCGTCTCCTCGGGCATGAGGCCAAAGAAGTGGCCGACGCCGCCGGCGGGCTCGAGCACGCGACCGCCGCGGAAGCCCATCTTTTCGAGCGCGCTCCACATGGCGCCGATCACGCGGCGATCGGTGTAGTGGGCGTTTTCCGTGGAGTCGCGCGCCATCGCCCACTCTTCGGGCGTGAGCAACTCTTTCAGGGCGCGGTAGCCTTCGCCCCACTGGCGGTCCCAGCGTTCGAGGGCGTCGCGCTCGGCTTTCAGATCGGTGACGCGCTGCTGGTAGTAGGGGATGGATTGGTAGCGGCTGGCCTCGGACTCGGCTTGCTCCAGAGACTCGTTAAGGCGGTCGATTTCCTCGCCGATGCCTTCGCCCTTCTCCTTGTCGAAGGCCTGCGAGAGAGCACCCCAGCCGACGTATTTGGCGAGGGTGCGTTTCTCCTCGGGCGTGGCGGCGCGCTTCTCGGCATCGAGGCTCTTGAGGATGCGGATGATCGCGACGTTGGTGCGCAGGCGCGTCTTCGTGCCGCCATCAACCAACGTGTCCTCTTCGGTGATGCGGTGGTTCTGCTCGTTTACGCCACGGGCGCGGGAACGAGCGATTCGAGCCACACGTCGAGCTTCTGCCGCTGCGCGGGCGTCAACTCGTCGGACTCCGGCGCTTCGACTGCCGGGTAGATCGACTGATAGGCTTCCATTCGCAGGCTCGCGATCAGTTCCTGACTCGGCTTCGCGTGCGCCGCTCGTTGCTGCGCCATCAGGTAGTTGGTCTGATTGAGCTGCCGCAGAGCCCGCCACATCTCCGTCAGGAGTTGCACCGGGTTGGCCCGCATCAGTTGCAGCACCCGCCGGCCCTGTGTCGCCGAATAGTGGTCCAAGATCATTTGACTCGAGCTCAGTAAAAGCTCGTCCGCCATTTTGGCCGGGCTGGGCGGCGTCAGGTTTGGTTTCATCGGAAGTGGGGGCTGTCTCTCCACTACGATTGGAGGGCCGATTCGTCAATGGACTTTCGGTCTGGGCGAGGGAGAAAAGTTCGTCGATGGCGCCGGCGTTGTTCGCCAGCGCGGGGATTTCGGCGGCGACGACCTTCTTGATCTCGGCTTTGCTGCGCTTGGCCTTGGCGGGCAGTTTTTGCGCGTAGGTGTCGAGCAGGCCGCCGAATAAATCTTCACCCGGGCTCGATTTGAGCGGTTGACGTTTTGCCCCCTCGTTCGTAGTGATGGGGGTGATGACAGCACCCGACAAATTCAACCCTCCGCCCGGTGCCGAGTTTTTCATCGGCCGCTCCAAAGATGAGCTCGTCGAGACGCCATTCTTCTCGGTGACCAAGGATGGCGGCGTGAGATACTTCGATGCCTCGGGCGAAAGATTGCCGGCGGGCAAAGTGTCCGCTTGGGACTGGTCGCCGGAGATGTCGCGGGCGGATTGGGAAAAGAGCACGGAATCGGCGGCCCAAGCAGTGGAGTAAATCCACGTGGCGGCCGGCGTGATTTCGTTTTTCCGGCGGGCATAGAGTTCCACCGGCACGTCCCGCCCTTCGGCTTCGAAGGCGCGCTGGAGAGCGGTGAGGGTGCGCTCAAGCTCGTAGAGCACATGGCCGGGGCCGGTGGTCTTGGCGACGTGCATCTCCGGGGTGATGAAGATGATTTCCGCCTTCACGCCCGGGCGGATCTCGGGGCGGATTTTGATGTCGCGGTAGCCGGTGGCCCACGGGCGCGCGATGGTGTCTTTCGTGTCGAGTGTGGCGGGGTCGAGGCCGAAGACACGCACAAGCATCGCTTGCGCCCGCTCAAAATCGGCGCGCGTGCGCACGACGAAGGTGGCGCCGAGCGTGTCCTTGATGTCGCGCAGCTCGGCGGCGAAATCTCGGCCGCTGCCCTCGTGGATAGCTTTTTCGACGATGCGACCGATGCCTTTGGGCTTCTTGCGAACGTAGAAGCGATCTGGCTCGGGAAAATCAGTGGCGCGGGCGACGGCTTTGGTGCCGTTGGTAAAGCGCGGTGCCTCGGATTCGTAGCGCGCATACCACGGCGTCCAGGTGGCACGCGTGCGCTCGACCTCGGCCTTGATGGCTGCCTCGTAACGGGCGATGGTGGCCTTCTCAGCGGCGGTGAACTGCGTGGCGATGTAATCAGCGGCGGTGACGCCATACATTCCGCGGGCGATTTCTTCGCCGCGTGAGCTGGCGAGCACGCGGCCGATGGCGGAGGCCACGGCGCGGCGGTCGGAGGCGTTCGGGTCGGTCGCGGTGGCGAGGACATCGAGCGCGCTCGGGGTAGCGGCGCCAAACATATCGGACTGGCGCGGGTCGCCCGCGGCGTAGACGCCAGCGAGGTAGCGCGAGAGGCCATCGACGAGATCGGCGCGGTTGCGGCGCGCGGAAACGAGAAAACGCAGCGTGGCATCCGTGAGCGGGTCGCGGGCGCCATCGGTCGCGAGTTCGCCTTGGTTGATGAGGCCGTCGAGGGCGACATCGGCCGACTGTTTGGCGGGCTTTTCGCGCAACGTGACGGCAATCTCCTGCACGGCGCGGGTAAGGGCGGGGGCCAGGTCGAGCGGGTGGAGCGTGCCGGCGGCGATGCGGTCCTGCATGGCCGCAAAGGCGGGGGCGACGTCGAGCATGGCGCGCACGAGATTGCGCACGCCCTCGTCATCCTCGCCGGCGAGCCGCGAGAATGCCGCCATGCCGGCCTCGGTGTCGCCGAAAGCCTTGGCGAAAAGTGCCGCTTGCACGCGGCGGCGGAGATCCGGCCCGGTGATGTTTTCCGCGCGGCCGATGACGGAGCGAACGAACTCACGGCGGAAGTCGTCGTTTTTTGCGGAGTCGAGGTCGAACTCGGGATTGAAGGAGGCGAGGACAGCCGGAGTGAGGCGCGAGGCATCAACCTTGGCCTGCTCGATGGCGTTCGTTGCTGCGCCAGAAAACTCGTTGGAGGCCTGCGCGAAGGCGCGCAATTCATCGGGCGAAAGATCGTCGAGGAGGAAGCGGGCGAAGACGGGTTGGGCGAGTTTGGCCACGGCGGCGGGATCGATCCCCTTTTCCCGGGCCCGTGCGGTGGCTTCGGCCTTAAACTTGGCGGCGGTCGCCGCAAGGTCGGGCGCGGCATACATGAGCGCCTTGCCATTGGCCCGGCCGTTGCCGGCGACGGTGACGACTTTTCCCGTCGAACCGCCCACCTGTGCCATGATGGGGGTGCCGTGGTCGGAGGCACCGGTGATCATCTCCTCGCCCCAATTCGGATTGGCGGCGATCTTGCGCTGCTGTTCGCGGTAAATAGCGCCGGAGCGGTCGCGCGGTTGCAGTTCTTGAGGGTAGTTGGGCTGCACCGTGCCCTCTGGCGTGTGCGAGGTATTGGCCTGCCCGGCCTCGATGGCGATGTTGACGACTCGCACGCTGCGCCCCTTGTGCGTGACCGTTTCGACTGAGCCGACCTGCTCGGGCGTGAGGCCGAGGGCGGAGGCGGCGCGGGTGCGTTCGGGGTTTTGCTCAGTCGGATTGGCGGTCTGATCGGTCGGCTGCGCCGTAGGCGAAGCGGGTTGGGCCTCGGGTTGGGCTGCGGCCGGTGCGGCGGAACTGCCCTCGGAAAAGGTGGTGCTAGGAAACTGCCGGGTGGTCTCGATCACCTGCCGGATGGGCGCGTGGAGCCGGATGATCGGGATGGGTGTCGCGGGTGCATCCTGCAGCGCGGCGACGTATTGGTGATGCCCATCGACGACGTAGTTGTCCGCCGAGACGAGGATGGGGCGGTTTTCGCCGCGGAAGCTGCGGGCCTTATCGACCTTCGCGGTGGAAAACTCCTGCTGGGTGGGTTTGAGCGCGGTGGGTTGGACTTCCTCGCTGGTGTGGGAGATGTCGCGCGCGGCGAGAAACTGGATAAGGGCGCCGCGGTGTTCGCTCTTCACCTGTGGCATCTCGGTGCGCGGGATGCCGAGGGTGCCGGACTCCGGGGCAAAGGCGTGCCAATCGCCCTTGATTTGCTCGCCCTGGATGGTGGCGGCGGTGTTGGCCGCCGGGGCTGTGGTCGGACCTGCGGCGGCGCGGGCGTTGGTGGCTTCCAACTCGGACAGCCGGTCGGAGACGATTTTAACGACGCGGTGCACCTCGCCGACGGTGGCGGCTGAATTGCCATCCTTGGTGAGCGAGCCCGCAAGGTCGGTGAAGTAATCGCGCACCTTGCGGAGCACCTCGGCCATGCGCTGCAGCAGGGCGGGTGAAGCGGTTTCCTCTGAAATCGCCGCGCCATCGACCGCGATGCGGCCATCGGGCTGCACGGCGAGCCGGCCCTGCACGAGCATGCGCACCATCTCGTGGCCCATGGCCCAATCATCGGTCGTCTTGGCGCCGGTCTTTTCATCGCGGCCCTGATTGTAGGCGCGCACAAACGAATCGCGGGTGGACGGCGTGAGCGAGGACCACAGTGCGGACGCCTGCCACTGGCCGGTTTTTTCAAGCTGCACGGCCGCGCGGTGGATCGCTTCCTCGCGCACGAGCTGGGGAATGCGCTCGGGATTGCCGGCGATGGTTTGGGCGTCGGCGGAAAGGTCGGCCGTCGAGATGACGAGGGCGTCGCGCTTGGCGTCGTAAATCAGACCGCCCGTGCCGGAGGCCTCGTTCGAGACCTCGACACGTCCGCCAAAGAGGCCGCGGTATTTGGCGACGGCTTCGTTGACGTGCTTCGAGAGTGAGACCGCGGTGCGGGCGATGTCCTCGTCCGCCACGCCTTTGGCGCGGAGCGGGGCAACGAGGTGCGGCATGAGCGCACCGGGGGAGAGAGGCGCGGCCGTGCCAGTCTTTTTCGCTTGGTGTTTGTCCTGATCCTGTTGCCAGAGTTTATTTGCCTCTTCCTCAAATGCAGCGGCAGCTTGCTCGCCGACGTTTTTGCGCAAATTAGCCGCATATACCTCGGTTTGATGCGGCTTCATCACGCCGTGCTTGGCGTGCAGTTCGCGGGCTTTTTCGCGGTAGGGTTCCCATTGATCCTGCGGGGTGGCAGACTGAGCCTGCCCGTTAGCGCCCGACTGGGGTGCTACCGCCTGTCCGGCGTTCGGTTTGGCAGGCTCAGAGAGGGGTGAGGCCGAATTCGGCCCAGTTGCAAAATACTCCACGTCGCGCACGGGGCCCGGGCGGGTTTCGGCGAGCCATTGCTCGGCGGTGGCCTGATCGCGCACCGGGGCTTTTGACGAAGGGATGACGGCACCGGTGGGGATGACAACGCGTTCGGTTTTCCCGGCATCGTTGGTAAAGGAGACCGAAGCCGACGCACCCGCCGCCGGGGCCGGACTACTCGACTCCTCGGCGGGGGTGACGCTCGGATTCAGCGGCAGGTCTTGCCGCCCTTTTTCTTTTTGGCCATTGGTGGTCGATGCTCCTTTCTGGGTTTCAATCCGCGCCGGTTTTTGGCCGGCGACATTTGCGGTGCTCTGGGCGATTTGCTCGGCTTCGGTGGCGGTGAGCAGGTTGGCCGTGGCGGGGGCAATTTCGGCCGCCCACTGGCGGGCCTTGTCGGTGATGATGGGCCGGCCGGCCTTGCCGCCAGCGGGGCGCACCATTTCGCTGCCGAGTTCCGCCCCGATGATCTGCAAACCCTGTTGCTCGGCCTCGGTGAGCTGATCGAGCGGCACGCCGGCGCCGAGGCGAACAAGAGCCGTGGCGGCATCGCGATTGGCTCCGAATGTGGTGGCGTCGTTGATGGGCTGCTGCGTCTCGGGATCGAGTTGGAAATGGTCGGGCGCGGCTTGGGCCTGGGCCGCGGCGTCGGCGACATCGAGGGCATGCGCGGCGAGTTGGCGCGCCGTGGAACCGGCGGCGATTTCGACCTGCGCGAGCTGTTCGTGGAGACCGAGGAGCGCATCCTCGCTCGGGTTTTCTTTTGCCGCCTCCGCCTGGATCGCCTGCTGAATCTGGGTGCGCCGCTCGGCAAACAGGCCGGTGATGCTGGAGGCGGGCGGCAGCATGCCGGTGACGGCCTGCACATCGGGCCGGGCGTAAACGGTGGCAAGGGTCTCTTCGGACTGGCCGCGCGACTGCTGGGCGGCGTTGAGCAAGCCGACGGTGCGGTGATAGCGCACCCCGGCCGCGACTGACGCCAGCACGGTCATGATCGCTGCCGAGCCGCCGGCGGCGATGGCGCTGTCGGCCAAGCCGTCGAACATCGAGCGGTTCTGATCGTAGAGCATGCGTGCGACAGCGTTGTTGCCGCTCTGCTGGCCGATTTCCTGCACGGTCTCCTCGCCGATTTCGGCCACGGCGGCTTTCGCGGCAGCCCCGAGCGAAAACGCCTTGGCGGAGCCGAAACGGCGGACGATGTCACCGAGGGGTGCGACTTCACTGGCGCCGAGGATGGCGCCGAGCCAGCGGGCACCATCGGCCACCTCCTTGTCGGCGCCGGCGGCGCGCGCCTCGTCATACATCTGCTGGCCTTGGGCTGCCGCACCGGTCGCAGCGATGACGCCGCCGACCGTCCACTTCACGAGTTTTGCGCTCAGGCCCGCACCTTCGGCGAAACCGCCCGCGGCACCGGCCGGCGTGGCAAAGGCGAGCGACGAGCCGAGCCCCTGGCCGATCATGCCGATCCAGTGCTTGTCGAGCCGCGGATCCATCGCGAGTGAATTGAGGCCATCCGCAAATTCCTTCACGGCCTTGGCTCCGGCATTATCCTCCGGCAGGACGGCGCGCACCGCATCGGTGCCGACGCCGAGTGCGCCAATGCCCACCATTTTGAGGCCGTCCCAAAGCTTGGCCGCGGCGGTGGGTTCGGAGGCGAGGTATTCCTTGGCGGCGGTGCGGAGGGCGGGGCTGGCTTTGGCGACGAATGACTCGCCGTGAAAGGCCGACATCATATCCGGGTTGTAGAGTTCCGGATGTTTGTCGGACAGCCAGCGGCCGAAGGTATTGTTGTCGAGCACGGCATCGACCGCGGCCTCGGTGGCGAGCATTTCGCGGGTGGCGAGTTCGCGGCGCATGGGCTCGGCGCGCTTGGGATCGAGGTCGCCCGATTTGACGGCCTGATCGATCGCCTGGCGCCACGTGAGGCCGGGCGCGTCCGGTGCGGCGCCCTCCGCTTTCAACCCGCCGCGCGTGAACGCCGCGGGGTTGATCGCAATTTGTTTCCCCGGCAGTTTGGCGTAGGGATCGGAGGAATAATCCGAGTCGCCGGCAAAGAAAGCCGCGGCCTTGGCGGCTTCGACGATCGCGGTATTCTGAGACAGTAGCTCGCGTTTGGTGCCGTCTTTGTCGCGCGTGCCCTCGACCATGCGTTGCAAGGTGGAGCCGGCGTTTTTGTCGAGCGCGTAAAGTTCCTCGCCCTGCGTGCGCACGAGGTTCGCCTTGTCGGCCTCGATTCGGCCCCGCTTGCTGACGGCATCGGCCTTGCCGGCGAGCGCGCCGACGGAGCGGGTGTAGTCGCGCGAGGACTCGATGAGGGACTGTCGGATTTGCGCGGCGAGCGGCTGGTCGATGCGGCCCGCTTTGAGATCCTCGTCGATGCCCTGGAAGGCTTGGGCGAGGCTGTTGCGGTGCCCGGCCAGATCGGCCGCCTGTTGTTGCACCTGCTCGGCGGTGGTGGCGGTATCGGTGGCGGCGGTTTTGGCGCGCTCGGCGTCGAAGGTTTTTTGCAGTTCGGCCTGTTTCTTCGCTGTCTCGCTCGCCTTGACGCCAAACTCGTCTTGCTTCGTGAGAATCTGCGCCAGCACGGGGTCATCCTGTTCGGCGCGGTTCTGGCTGCGGAGCCACGTGCGGCGCTGGGTGGCGAGGTCGTCGAGTTCGCCGAGCTTCGACTGGTGGCTCCACGCATCGAGTTCGAGCTGCGCCCGCTCGTGTTTGCCGTGGAGGGAGCCGCCCTTTTCAGCCGAGGTGGCAAGGTCGGAAGATTGTTTGGCGAGGTCATCGGCCTGCGTTTGGAGCGACTGGCGTTGGGCCTGCAGCCGCCGCGCCTCGGGCGTGGGTTCGGCGCCGAGGCCGAGAAAACCGCCCGCCGTCTGCTTGATCGCGGGGTTGGCGTCGAGCTGGGCGATTTGCTCCTGCAGGCGTGAAGATTGGCCCTCCAGGTCGGTTTTGCGCAGCTTGGCGCTGTCGAGTTCGGCGGTGGCGGAGTCGTAGGCGCCTTGGAGCGGTTTCAGGCTCTCTTTGCGGAGGGCGGCGTTGCGCTTGAGCCGGTAGGCGGCGGCTTCGCGGGCCGTCTCGGTATCGGGCGAATTTACGAGGTCATCGACATGGCCCGCCACCTCGCGCTCGCCGCGCAGTCCGCCAAAGTCGTGATAGAGATTGGGGTCTTTGACGTCGCCCGATTCCACGAGCTTGGGGGCGCGCATCTCGGTCTGGCCGGATTCGCCGCGGCGGGTGAGTGCCCAACGCTTGGTGCCATCGCCGGCATCAATCTGTGCCTTTTTCCAATTGCTCTCGGCGAAGCGGGGCTGGCCGGCTTCATCGACCTCGGGTTTCAGATCGCCAAAGGAATCGGTGTAGAATTTTTGGCCCTTCGCGCGAAAATCCCCTTCGAGTGCTGCATTTCTCGTCTTTTTTTCGAGGGTGGCCTGTTCCTTGGCGGCGGCGGCCTGGGTGCGCTGGTTGGCGTCATACCGGCGGCGAAGGGCGTTGGCGGCCTGCTCATCCGCGCGCGGATCGCCAAGAGTCAGGGATGGCTCGATCGTCTCGCCCACGGGCGAGGCACTGCCGCGCGAGGAGTAACCGACGCGGCGGACCGCCGTCGGGATGGGCAACGGCTCCTCGGCGTCGTCCTCGAGAGGATCAACCATGGGAGTCAGGCGAGCCGGCGGGGCGTGATGGGCTGGCGGACGGTGCCGCCGACGCGGCCGGTTTCCTGCTCGACGCTCATGCGCGTGGCAAGCCGGTCGAGTTCGGCGGGCGAGAGCCGCTGGCCGTTTTCGCGTTTGAGCATGATCCGCCGCACGGCGGCATCGGGTGAGTCGAGAGCGGGTGAATTGAATCCGGCCATGGTGAACCTCCTGGTTGGGTTGACTGTGGCCAATGTGGCAACGTTGCCCAAACGTCAACACATCACGAAAACTGAGAATTTCCGTCGCGTTTCGCCTGCCGTTCCTCCCAACGCTGGATGTCGGGCGGGAGGGGGCGGGCTAAGACCTCCTCCACGAGTTCCGTGGCGCTCGCGATCACGGTGAGGCCGATGGAGCCGCCGAGAATGTCGTCGTCGTGGTGGCCGGTGTCGGCCTCGCTGCGGCCGCTGTCCTTCACGATGAAGTTCTTCGCCTCCTCGGTGAAGTGCGGGCACCAACAATCGAGCCCTTCGCCCTCGGTGCCCTGCTCGCGGATGGCGCGCGCCATCGTCTCAATCAGCATCTCGCGCGTCTGCTCGGTCGTCTGCCAGCCGTAGGCCTTCGTCTTCGTCTGCTCGGTGCGGTTGAAAACCTCGCGGACGTAGATGTTGGCGTTTCGAAGTTTCAACAGCTCGATCAGGCCGCGGTCGGCGTTGACCTCGGGCGCGATCAAGCAGCCGCCCCGGCCGCCGTAGTAGCGCGCGAGCCGCCAAATGCGGTCTTCAAGGATGTCGATGTCCCACCGGCAGGGTGGGGCGATGCGGGCGACAATGGCGGGCGGCACCCAGCCGCGACCGGTTTCAAAGTAGCCTTTCCGTATTACAAAAACGCCGTGGCAGTCGGGATCGTCGGCCCCGGCGACCTGGGTGGCACCCGTCATGGTATCGGCGGAGATGAGGTAGTGCCGGCCGACGCGCGGCTCCTCCCATTTCCAGAACCACGCCTCAAGGTCGGTGGTGTTGCGCCAGACGACGCCCTCGCTCCCGCGCTGCTCGTCGAGCACGCCGTGGATGATGGCCTTTTGTTTCACCTTCGCATCGAGCTGCTTTAAGCCGACCGAGTTGAACCGGCGGCGACCGGATTTTAGGAAAGCGGTGTCCCACGAGTGCGGGTAATCCTCGTTAAAAATCTCCGGGTCTTTTTTGCACTCGGTCTTGATCATCTGCCGGCGCCACGCGAGCTGCTCCCAGACATCGCACCCGGTGACGACTTCGCCGAGACGTGTGTAGCCGCCGTAATTCGAATTGCCATAGGTGGCGATCAACTCCTGTTCGCCGTGATACCACGGCTCCTTGTCGAGCGTGAGCTGGATTTCGAGCTTCTGCCGGGGCGTGAGCTTGATCGCCGAATCCTCGAAGACAAACCACGGCGTGAAGATGCGGATGTAATCGCCGGGCGTGATGGCCTTGCCCGCGAGAAAGTCCTCCGCGTCCACCGCGTCGAGCCAGCGGTTATAAAAATCGCCGCTGGCACCATAGGCGGTCGTCTCGAGGATGACGACGGTATCGGCGAGCAGCGGCACGCACTTGAGGGCACCGCCGAGAATCTTGCTCGCCTCCTTGACGCCGGCCTTGCGCCAGCGGGCGACTTCGGTGGCGAAGAGGAATTGAAACGTGCCGGAGCGCGCGGCCTCGGCATCCTGCGCCGTCTCGGGCACGATCTTCGAGCCATTGGTGAACTCGCCGTGCTCGGTGTTGATCGCGCCCTCGTTGCCCCACTTGAACCGGTCTTTCTTAAAATAGTGCTGGATGATCTCCCACGCGTTGGTGGTCTGCGAATACTGCCCGCCGATGACGCAGGCGCTCGTGCGCTTGCGGCGCATGTCGTGATAGCACCAACCGCCGGATTTGGTGGTGGAGCCCTTTTGCCGGGGTTTCAGATTGAGAATGCGGCAGGGGAGCCCGAGTTCGCGGCAGCGGTCGCGCACGAGATTCATGAGCCGCTGCATGTGGTTGACGCGCATCTCGCCGGGCTCGACGACGCCGCCATCCTTGAGCACGATCGAGCCATGCGTCTCGAGCCAGGCGTCGGGGTCGTCGCGAATGACCCCGTCGAGCAGAGTGGTGGAGCCGGTTTCGCTCATGCGGGAAACGTGTAGAAATTCGGCGTCAGCGTGAACGCGTCGATCGTGCCGCCGCTGTTGTAGAGGTTCGGCAGCGTCGGCCCGTCGCGCGCCATCAGCCACACCGGCATGGTGCCGGAGAGCACTGTGACGTCGAAGGGACTGCCCACTTTCGTTTGGTAGCCGGTGAGATCCTCGCCCCGGCCGCACAGATCGATGAAGTGGGTATTGCGAAACATCGTCAGCCAAAACGTGTATTTGGGATAGCCCTCACCCACCTCGGTTGGCTGCTTCGTGATGAAAAGATTGTCGTCGGCGTCAATGCTTGCCCCCGGGGTCCATTGCAATGTGATGTCCCGATGCTCGATGGTGTCCACCGGAGGATCATAGGCATCCTCCTCGCTGTGATCGATTGCCTCCGCCTCCGCGCCGGTGCCCTGCCACGCGAGACGCTTCCAATAATTATTGCACACGCGTTTTCTCGGCGGCAAGTCGCGCTCCAGCGTCCCCTCAAAGTCAGCCGAGACCTCGGCCAGCCCGCCGTTGCCTGCGAACTTCACGCCACTCACTGCAAACGCCAGGCTCACGCTCTCCAGCTTCCACCACAAGTCCCACGCATCCTTAAATGTCAGATCCTTGATGTAAAAAAGCTCCGGCGCCTGCGCCCCCCAGTCGATTGCCTCCAAATCCACTTCCGGGATGCAGAAGGGCAGGGGCCGCCGCGTCACAAAATTGGGCACTTCGCTCATGATGCCTTTGGTCCCGTGAAAGGGAAGGGATACCGCGTCGGTCTGCCGTTCATGCAAATATCCGTCTCGAGCAAATCGTTCCGCAAGCACTGATACACCCAATACGCCGTCCCGCTGATCTTGGTGCTGAAACCCTTCCGCTTCCCTGCGTCGCCCGGCATCGCGCCCACGTAGCCGATCAGCACCCAATAATCCGTCTGCTCCGGCGGCGAGGAGCCGTCGTGCTTGGCCAGGGTGGGGTAGCCCGACCACGTGGTGCCCACCTTGATTGAATAGCCGTCATCCACGTTCCAGTGCAGGAAAATCAGCGACGTCGCCGTGATTGGCTTGTCCGCGTTCAAGTTAGTTATGCTCGCGCTGGAAGTGGCCGAAAGGCCCGTCATCACGGCCCCCGTGCACACCCTGATCTTGGCCGCGCCCGCCGGTATGATCTGGAACGGATGCAGGCTCAGTTCGCCCTTTGGTGTTTCGTAAACATACGGCTCCGGCTGCCGTGCCAGGCTCGCGGACGCCTCCAGCGCCGGCGCCGCATCCCCCACCGCGTATTTGCTTGAATCGCTCAGACCCATCACAGTGTCCCCGTTACCACCGTCTGTTTGAAAATCGTCAGCCCGCCCGCCCGGAAATACGGCTCCACCGTCGAGGAGAACACTAGGTCCGCGCCCGCCTGGTCCTCCGTGCCCGTCGAGTTTACCGCGTAGGACGCCGCGTGCCGGCCGCGGTAGTCGTCATTCGTCGAGATCAGGCTGATGCCGCCTGAGTAGTAGTCGCGGAACGTCGCCTGATGGTTAAGCACCTCCGGCGATTTCCCATCGTCATACACCGCGTGCTCATACACCGTGCACCGCGCATTGATCGGCACGATCACCGGGATGCTCCCCGGGGCACTCGTCAAAAACGACACCTCCGCCGTGGCCGCGATGTTGACGATCTCCGGCTCGCGCGAAGGCACCGGCCCATTATCCGCATCCCAGTCCATCACGCCCGGCTTCAGCACCGTCAGGTTCACCGGCAGCTCGTAGTCATCCGGCTTCTTGTAAAATACCGTCTTGTAGAGCTGGTAGCCGTTCTGCGGCAGGATGTCGCTCTCGATCTTGTCGCCATCCCCGTCATCGTAGAACTCGCCGTAGCTGATGTAAGTCGTGATCACGCTTCCATCCGCCCGCTCATCCGGGATCTCGTCCAGCAGCACCGTCGAGGCCACCACAAACGTCTTCGTGTAGAGCACAAGGGAGTCGTGGATCTCCACCTTCGTGTCGATGATGTCGCCTGTGCCCGTCGGTTCTATGTTCAGGCAAACCTTCGTCGTGAATACCAGCGCCCCGCCGTATTCCGACCGCGTGCTCTCCGAAATCAGCCCCGTCCCGCTGATCGTCGTGATGATTGTCAGGTAGTAGCCGTCGCGCGTCTCCGTCTTCGTGTCCGTGATCAGCTCGTTTTCCCCCAGCTCGCCGGCCGCGAGCACGAAAATGTAAGTCTTCTTCGTGATGCTCCCGCCCAGCGTCTCCTGCGTCGATGTCGCAACGTCCACCTGGCCCTGCGTCGCCTCCACCACTGTCTTCGTGAAAATCCGCTGCCCGTTCTGCAATTCCACCTTCGTCGCGACGACCGTGCCCGACACATCCGGCTCCTCGTTGAGCGACACCACCGTCGTCGTCGTCACCAGGCTGTTCAGCATCACCGCCACGCCGCGCGACAACTCGCCCGATCCGCTCGCAAACGTCACCGTCTTGATGAAAAACCCCGCGTGCGCTTCCAATCGCACATCCGTGATCACCGAGTCCGCCGGCGACTCCGGCTCGCCATTGAGATAGCTGATCGTCGTCGTCACCAGTGGTCCGTTCGTCGCCGTGCTCGTCGCGATCACGCCGCTGCCGGCCACCGAAGTCTTGGAAATGATCCTCTGCCCATTCTGGATTTCCACCTTGGTCTCGATGACATTGCCGCCAATGTCCGGCTCCTCGTTGAGCGAAACGACCGTGATGCGCGTCAACTGCCCGCCGTATTCGCTCGACTCGCTGCGCGACAACTCGCCGGCGCCGCCCGCGTAAGTCACCGTCGTGATGAAATAGCCCTCGTGCAAATCCGTGCGCGCCGCCAGCAACACCACATCCGCCGGCATCTCCGGGTCGCCGTTAAGATAGGAAACCGTCGTCGTGGTGAGCGGCCCGTTTGTCGCCGTGCTCGTCGCCACCACCCCCGGCGTCACCACCACGGCCGTCTTCGTGATGATCGTCTGCCCGTTCTGAATATCGACCTTCGTCGCGATCACATTCCCTTCGATGTCCGGCTCCTCGTTCAGCGCGGCCACCGTCACCCGCACTAGCAACCCGCCGTATTCCTCCGATTCCGAGCGCGAGAGTTCGCCCGCGCCGCTCGCGAAACTCACCGTCTTCACGAAATAGCCCGCGTGCGCCTCCAGGCGCACATCCGTGATCACTGAATCCGCCGGGATCGTCGGCTCCCCGTTCAGAAAACTGATCGTCGTCGTGGTGAGCGGCCCGTTCGTCGCCGTGCTCGTCGCGATCACCCCCGTGCCCGAAACTCCCGTGTAGGTGTAAATCTTCGCGTCATCCCGCACATCCACCTTCGCGTCGATCACCGCCATCGCGCCCATGTCCGGCACCTCGTTCAGCGTCACCTTTGTGGTGCGCGTCAGCTTTCCATCGTATTCCGTCGAAGTGCTCGTGGCGATGACGCCATGCCCGTCGGCATAGACACTGGTCGTCAGCGTGTAGCCATCCTGCTGCTGCACATCCGAGGTCAGGAGCGTGCCCGCCGGCGTGCTGCCGTCGTCGGTGCCGAGAAAGCGGATGGTCGTCACCGTGAGCACCCCGCCGTATTTCACGTCCGTGCTCGTGCTCACCCGTCCCGCGCCTTTTGCGAAGGTGTAGGAGTAGAAAATGAAGCCGTCATCCTCGCGCGTTTGGGTCGAAGTGACCGTATAGCCGCTCGGCGTGCTCGGCGCCGTGCCCAGCGCCGTAATCGTTCGCAGGAGGAGTTTGCCGTTGTTCTTCGACTCGTCACTCGTGTTGATCGTCCCCGTGCCCTTGGCGAAGGTGTAAGTATAAACCGGGAAGCCGTCGGGGCTGTCGGTCTTCGCGTCGATGAGGGTGAAGCCGCTCGGCGTCGCCGGCGCGGTCTTGGAGGCGACGATGGTGCGGAGCGTGAGTTTGCCGTTGTTGCGCGTCGTCTCGGACTCGCTGATGGTGCCGCCATCGGTGTAGGTGCGCGTGATCGTGCGGAGCGTGCCGTCGTCGGGCGCCTCGACCTTCTGCAGCCAGACCGAGCTGTCGCCGGGTGCTGTCGTGGTGCCGATGGTGCCGGGCACGAGGGCGCCCGCGGTAAACTGGAGGAATTTCGCGACGACGACGCGGCTGCCGTCGGTCTCGTAGCGCACCTCGTTTTCGCCGACTTGGATCTCCGCCGTTTCCGGCAGTTCCTCAAACACGCGCACGAGCGGGAGCGAGCCGTTGTCGTTCGGCGTGAGCCCTTCCAAGTCCTGCTTGATGAGGCGCAGGCCGGTGAAATCACCCGGCGCCTCGGTGCCCCAGGCGAGGAAACACTCGGCCAGAATTTCAGCCTTCGTGCGGCCGACCCACTCGCGCACCTGATACGAAAAAGTGGCGCGCGCGCGCCCGTCGGGCAGCCGCTCCACTTTCGGGCGAACGTTACGCAGATCGATTTTAGCCACGAGGATGACGAAACAACAACGTTGACAAATAATCAACACCGGTATTGAGGATGCCAATGTCTCAAGACCCGAACCAGGCGGAAGCCGGGGCTGGATCAGAAGGAGCCGAGGCGGCGAAAGCTGCGGCGGAAATTTCTTTGAACACCCCCGGGAAGGAACAGAATTTCGACGAGCGCCTCGATGGCGCCACGTCACAAGCCGATGTGCTCAAGCTCATCGACGACGCCAAGGCGGGCCGGCTGACCTCAGCCAAGTCCGCCGGCGGGCAGACCGCCGAGGAACAGGCGGCGGCCGAAGCGGCGGCGGTTCAGGCGAAAGCCGATGCCGATGCCGCCGAGGCCGAAAAGAAAAAGACCGAAGCGGCGGAGGCCGCGGCGGGCGGCGAACAGACGGAGGAGGAAAAAGCGGCGGCCGAAGCGGCGGCGGTTCAGGCGAAAGCCGATGCCGATGCCGCCGAGGCCGCGAAAAAGAAACAGGAGGATGACGAGGAGGAGGGGAAACTCCCAAATCGCATTCGCATTTCCGATTTCGCCGAGGTGGACAAGTTGGCGATCACGCTCAAGAAAGCCGCCCTCAAGCAGGGCGAGACGATCACTTTTGCCGAGGCCGAGAAACGCGCGATGGCTGCCCTCGGGCTCAAACCCGAGACGGCGAAACCGAGCGGTGAGGAGGCGGACACTGGTCTGCCCAAAACTCTGGCCGAGGTGGATGCGAAGATCGCCGAACTCAAGTTGGCGCGCTCGAAGGCGCGGGCGGAGGATCTCGATTTCAAGGCGGCTGACCGCCTCGACAACGAGATCGACGCCCTCAAGGAGCACAAGAGCACGCTGCGCGCGCAGACCGAGCGGCAGGCCACCGCCGAGCAGACGGCCTACAACACGGCGTTCGACGCCGCGCAGGGCAGGGCCGCAGGACTTTATGATTTCGTGAAGACGCCGGACAGCGCCGGCTTCAAGCGCATGGCGGAGATCGACCGGCAGTTGGAGGAGTCGAAAGACCCCCTTTTCAACGCGGCGGACAAGCCTCTCGTCATCGCCCAAATGGTGGCCAGGGAGCTGCAAATCGCCCCGAAGTCACCGACCGCAGGCAAGCCAGTGGTGGCAGCCAAACCCGCCGCATCGGCGCAGGGCAAGAAAACCGTTCCTCCCGTGGCCAGCGGCGCAAGCCGCACAACGACAGCAACCACCCAAGGGGCGGAACTGAGCAAGAAGATCGACGCACTCCGGACTCCGGCAGACCTCGAGAATTTCGTTCAGGGCCTCGGCGGCTAACAGACGCACGCGCCACACGCGCAGCGCCATGAGCGCCGGACCTCCTGGGATCACCCAAATCATCAGAAAATCTCAGGAGGAAACCCATCATGGCAACTTACAACGAGACCCCCCCGAACACGGGTGCGGCTCTTTCATCGATGAGCGCGGACGACGTCCGCAAGCTCTGGCAAAAAACCGTCGATATTTTCGAGCAGACCGAAGACTTCTTCGAGCAGTTCGAAGGCAAAACCATGGCCTCTCCCATTTGGGAGAAGACCGACACGAGCAAAGGCAACGGCCAGACGATGCGCATCACCGTGCGCTCCGGCTACTACGGCGAGGGCAAGAGCGGCGATGCGCTGTTCGAGACCACCGCCGATTACGAGGCCGTGCTCATCAACGGCTACAATCTTTCCGTGGACTGGCTGCGCAACGCCACCAGCCACAACGAGCGCATGGAGGAGGTCATGGGCATGCGCGGCGAGATCGAGAGCGGCGACGCGGTCGAACTCGGCAAGTGGATGGGCCGGCAGAAGACCGCCCGCATGATGATGATGTATCGCGAGCGCGGCGGCACCGAAAACATCATCTACGCCGGCGGCAATCTGACCGAGGCGGGCCTCGTCTCCGCCGACGGCCTGAACTGGGACGAGATCGTGAAAGGCAAGTCCCAGCTTGAGCCCCTTGGCGGGCGCCCCGCCAAGGTTGGCCGCGTCAACGGCAACGACGTCTATCGCTATCTCGTGATCGGCACGATCCCCGGGCTGTTCTCGCTCAAGGTCGATCCCGATTACAAGCAGGCCCTCCGCGAGGCGGGCGTGCGCGGCGATGGCAACCAGCTCTTTGAGGGCGGCTATGTCGATGTCGATGGCAGTTTCATCAAGGCCTACAACCCGATCGATCACGACGGGCGCGGCCCGGTCGGCTCGGCCTGGAATCCCAAAGCCTTCCTGGGCGTGGCGATCACCGCGGGCACGACCGCGATCGATGTCACCGGCGGCGGCGATGCCGATGGCGCGGCCGACACGGCCAAGCTCTACTTCAAGTTCTTCCCGAACTACGCGTTCGAATTCCTCCCGACGGATATTCTGACGCCCGACAGCGCCGAGAAATATTTCCTCATCGTCAATCCGCGCTCCGGCGTGGGTGGCGACGGGAAGATCGGCATGTATGCCTACACCACGGGCAACAACGGCAACAAGATCACGATCACCAAGCGCCTCGGCTCGGCTGCCTCCGGCAACCGTTACACGACCGTGGGCAGTGTGGTTTGGGACACCGGCGTTTGGGCCGGCAAGCACACCGATGCGCACCCGGTCAATTCCACGATCATCCCCTGCAACGCCCTCGGCGTGCCGGTCGGCGACACGTGCATCCTCGGTGCTGGTTCGGCGCTCCGCGGTTACGGCAAATACCGCAACAAGCGCACGCAGGAAGATGTGAACGGCGGCTTCGTCACGCGCCGCTACATCTCGTCCGTGTTTGGTCAGACGCTCCGCAAGGATCGCAAGCTGCGCGCGCCTGGCTACGTCCGCATCCGCCACGCGATCAACTACGCGGGCCTTGGTATTCCGGTGGTCACCGCCTAAGCGGTCGCCGCCTTTGTTCTCACGGCCTGCGGCACATCCGGTGCCGCGGGCCTCTTTGATAGCATCCCCCCATCCCCCCGAAGATCATGCACGCCTTTCTCTGTGTCCACGGCCGCCCGCTCATCAATGGCGAGCGCATCCGTGAATTCATCCACCGCCCGCAGTTCGAAAAGGGCTGCTACGTGTGGCAAAACCGTGAACTCACGCTCGAGGAGCACGAGAAGGTTGCGCGCAAGGTCATCGAGGAAAACAACGATTTGCGGCCTTACTCCCGCATCGTGGCCGACAAACCCGTGCCCGCGCCAAACCCGCCGGTTGAAGATCCGCGCGATGTGAAGATTGCCGAACTCACCGCCGCACTCGCCGGCAAAACCGAGGAAGTCGCTACGCTCCGCCGCGCGCTCACGTCGCCGCCCCGGGCCCCAGGCGAGTAATCCACCATGGCCGGACTTCGCAAAGTTGACGTGCGCGACGATCTGCTCCGCAAGCTGGGCATCGAGAGCGCAGCCTCGGCCAGCGCCGGCATGCTCGCCGATGTGCTGGAGGCGATGAACCACGCCCAGCAAACGCTCTGGACGGCCGGCCCCGACTATTTCACGCGCACGCAGACGAGCGTGACGCTCGTGGACGGCACGCAGACCTACAGCCTCGCGGCGACCGTGCAATCGGTGCTCGGCCCCGTGCGCCTGCCCTCGGGCCGGACGCTGCGCGCGCTCGAGAGCCGCGCCGAGCTCGACAATTTCGGGCTGCTTTACCTCGGGCAGACGTCGCCCGAGGTCGCAGCCGGCACGCCGGTGGCCTACTTCGTCGAGAATCTCTATCAGACCGGGGCCGACCCGGTGCTGATCAAATTGCATGTGGTGCCCAAGCCCAATGCCGGCGCCGCGGGCACGGCCGTTGTCGAAGGCGTTTCTGACTGCGTGATTTTTGCGAGCGCCGACCTCACCTCGACTGATCCGCTGCCGGTGGCGCAGCAATACGTCGAGTCGCTGTTCCTGCCGCTCGCTCGGCAGGCGCTCACGCGCAGCACGTATTTTTCCGCCACGGATCTCGAAAAGAAGATCGAGGCCGATTTTCAGGAGGCGATGCGCACGCTCGGTCTCGCCGGCGGTTTCCCGCCCGCGGCCGGCCGCAAGGAAGAACGGGAGGTTGAAGCCTGATGACGACCTACGAACTCGCCGAACGCCTCGCGCGGCGCCTCAAGCCCGGTGCGCTCACCGCCCTCTCGATGGCCGCGGCAATGGACATCGTCGAGGCGATGAATGCCGGGCTGCAGGAGTGCTACGAGCTGCTCCCCTCGTGGCAGCGGAAGACGACCATTTCCCTCGCGCTGGCGGCGCCGGCGACGGCCTCGGTGGGCGTGACCAATGGTGCCACGGCCCTCAGCTCCGGCACGTTTACCACGGCGCAGATCGGGCGCTCGGTCCTGCTGGCGGGTGATGCCAATTGGAATCAGGTGGTTTCCACCACGGCATTGCTCGATCCTTATCAGGGCGAGACGGGCACGGTCGTAGCGACGATCTACGGCGACAGCGTGGCCAACGCGCTCACGAGTTTTGATGGCTTCGCGAGCCCTCCGCGGTTTGCGGATACGCGGGAGGAGCTGGCCCCGTTCAACGCCCGGGCGGCGGGCCGGCAGGCAGAGATCGGCAAGCCGCGGTATTATTGGGCGGAGCCGGCCGCCGCGTCACTGGGCGGCACGCCGCCGGTCTGCCTGCGCGTCTTCCCCGCGCCGGCGGTGGCCTACGTGCTGCGGGTGGATGTGGAGTTCCGCCCCTCGATCCTCAGCTATGCGAGCCTGCACCTGGCCTCGACGATTCCGCTCGCGGATCAGCTGCTGCACCGCGCGCTCATCCCGCTCTGCGAGGTGCGGCTCCTGCGCTCGCCCGAGTGGGCGGACGATGCGAAGGCCAAATTTGTCCTCGATGACGCAGCGGCGGCGCGGGACTTCCTCAGCAATCAGCGGCCCTCCGCCACCGTGCCCGCCAACCGTATTTTCACACCCGCCGGCTACTGAGCCGGACAACTCAAAAATCAACCCATCATCACCATGTCTGCACCGACCTACAACAAGGCCTTCTCGCCCATCAAAAACATTCAGGCGCTCCTGCGTTATCTGAGCGTCGCCAGCATCGCCTCGACGGTCGAGGCCGCGCTCGTGCAACTCGTCTTCTTCCTCACCCTGCGCAACAACACGGTGCGGGTGGTGGCCAGTTCCGTGACGGCCAAGGTGGGCGAACGGCTCGCGGTCAACACCACGGCTGGCGCGCTCACCGTCACCCTGCCGCTCTCGCCTGAGGCGGGGGACCGGGTGGAGATCATCGATGCCGCGGCCACCTTCGACACGTATAACGTGACGGTGGCGCGCAACGGTCAGCCGATCGACAGTGCCGCTTCGAACCTCACGCTCTCGACGGAAAACGTCCGCCTGCTGCTCATCTACATCAACTCGACGATCGGTTGGAAGAGCTACTACGCCGCGTCGGCCGCCGATTCGATGGCGATCACCGGGGCGCTGACGGTCGGCACGACGCTTGGCGTCACGGGTGCGGCCACCCTGGGTGGCGGGCTCACAGCGAGCGGCAGTGCGGCCAACGATTTCTCCGCGTCGACGGGCACGTTCAAAACCTCGACGGGGCTCCACACGTTTGGTGGCAAAGCGGCCTTCAAGGTCGTCGCCACGCCGGTGGCGGCAACGGGGGCTGGCGGTGGCGTCGCGGGTGCGGCTGCGCTCGGCTCGGCCAACATCGTCACGATCAGCAGCGACGGTGCGACCAAGGGCGTAAAGCTCCTGACGGGCGTGGCGGGCGACATCGTGGACGTCATCAACACCAGTGGCACCGCGGCCAACCTGTTCGCGGCTTCGGGTGGCACCATCAACGGCGGCAGCGCCAATGCCGGTTGCGCGGTCCCCGCCAGCAAAGGCGTCCGCTGCTTCTGCACGGCCGCCGACACTTGGACCGTGGTCGATCACACCGCCCGCGCCGGCGCCGCCGCCTAAACGAAAGGCCCACCACCATGAGCGCACTACGACCAAACGGCAAATGGGGCACCGACCGCGTGCAGACCTCCGCCACGGGGGCCACGTTCGTCACGCTACCCACCCACGACTGCGACGAGGTGCTCATCGTGAACTCCTCGGGCGTCGCGCTCGATCTGCGCGCGGCGGGCGAAAACTCGTCGAACGGCATCAAAATCCCCGATGCCGGCAGCCCGACGATCCCCGTCTCCGCCAACGCGCAGGAGATCCAAATCCGGCGCAACGACCAGAGCGGCACCCAGGTCTACGTCGGCTTCATCTTCCGCAAATTCGGAGCCTAAACCCATGAGCGCTGCATCCAAAGGTTCTCTCGCGATGACGGCTGCCGCCGGCCTGCCGGCGACGGCCCTCAAGAACAAGGTGGCGACCATGCCCACCGCGACGGCCGATGCCGGCAATGCCGGCGACTACGCCGTCGATGGCTCGACGCTGGCGATCTACGTCTCCGGCACGGGCTGGATGTTCTTCACGGGTTTCCAACAGTAACCAATCACCCTCACCCGCCATGAAAAAGCTCCTCATCCTCCTCGCTCTGGTCATCCCCTTGTCTGCGTTCGCCTTCACGGCCAACGAGTATTACCTCACGAAGCGGAATAGCGGCAACACGGCCAACGAGCAGAAGACCGTCGTGCCCACCAGTGGGCAGGTGCTGAAGTTTGACTCATCCCTTAATCCGCAAGGGCTGACGCTCTCCACGGTGGCGACATCGGGCAGTGCGGCTGACCTCTCTGGGAATTTGTCGGTGAGCCGGTTGAATGGCGGCTCTGGCGCGGGCAACACGACCTACTGGCGTGGCGACGGCACTTGGGCGAGTGCGGGTGGTTCAACGGCGAATCAGACCTTCACCGGAACAACGACAATCTCAGAGCAATTTGTTCTCAGCGGCACGATCACTCCAACTGCGGCTACTAGCGGGTCAACGGTGAACGATTACAACCCCACTGGTTTGTCTGGCGCGTCCACCATAAGGATAGCTTCAACAGGTGGAGGGGCTTGGGGGCTAACTGGTGTTGCGGGGGGCAGCGCTGGGAGAGAGCTGACGTTGGTGAATCTTGGGGCAGCAACCATCAACATTTTTGAGAACAATGGCGGGTCGTCAGCAGCAAATAGGATACTGAACGTTGCTGGAGTTCCATCTTACACGCTCAATTTAACACCAAATAACAGCCTCACCCTTAGATATGACGGGACGTCATCGCGGTGGCGTGTTCTGGCTTTGACGCAGACGCCAGATGTCATCGTTGACAACACTGGAACGGCGGTGTTTAGCGCATCTAACCAGATACTGACCGACTCAGCTAGTGTAGGTTCAATGGAGTGGGGAAATAGAAATTTTGTTGATTCATCAGGTCAATACTCAGGGAGCTGGGATGGCCGCACATTGGCTGATACCGCAGGCCACACAGTATTGGACTGGCAAAACAAATTCATGGGGTCGTGGGACGGTGGCTTAGAGGATGTTGTTATTGCTCTCGATTGGGGCAACCGCAAATTGAAGGATCAAACAGGATCAGACTCAATAACGTGGGATAACAGAACTGCATTAGGTGCAGACGGCACAGCGTCAATTGATTGGGCCTCAAGATGGCTTCAAGATTCCAGTGAAGCGGTATCTGTAGATTGGGAAGGTCGTCAACTGCTGGATGATGGCGGAAGTGTTGCGGTCGACTGGGTTGCTAGATCGTTGAACGATGGCTCTGGTTCTCCTGTCGCCTCATGGGGTAACGGGGTTCTCGTTGCGAATTTAATAAGTAATAACTCGGATGAATCGGCGGGCGTCATTGATTTGAGTTACACCGGCAGCATATTCACGCTTAATTGGCTTGATGGAGCAACACAGCATCCGCGTATTGGATGGACGGAAGACGCCGGTATCTTTGTTTTTCACAGTGACGGAGTTCACCGATTGTCGCTGTCAGCAGAGAATATCACCGCCAATCGTCAATTAGATGTTCCAGACGCATCTGGAACGTTGAGCGTGTCTTCCGCCAGTGGGACTCCTGCGACAAGCGGAACTATGACTGTCCCGATGGATTCAACAGTGAAGACCATCACGCCAGCCGGAAATTGCACGTTCAATGCCTCTGATGGCGTTCCCGGCGCAAGTTGCGCGTTCATCATCACCACCTCCGGCACGACGCCTTACACACTGACCTTCGGCACAAACTTCAAGAGCCAAGGCACGCTCGTCACAGGCGTCGTCAGCGGCAAGAAGTTCACCGTCTCCTTCGTCTATGATGGCACCAACTGGTGCGAAACCAGCCGCACTACCGCGATGTGATTTTGTCGGTCAACCTTAATCATGAACTACGCCGACATATTCGCCGCTGGCAGCCTGGTTTGGCCCTTGGCCTTCATCCTCGTCGCGCTGTTCGCGCTGCGTCAGGCCGGCGAGGCGATTCAGCCCATCGCGTCGAGCATCGTCAAAGGTGTCGCGCAGAACGCAGGCAGCAACGCCACGGCTTACGCCATCGCCATCATGTTCGGCCTCTCCGCCAGCCTGTCCGCGTTTTACGACGTGTTCAACGAACTCACGAAGTCGGCATTCGACGTTCTCAGCTTCCACCAATACCTCGCGCTCTGGGCCAAGGTCGCCAACCCCTTCGTCGTGGCCGTGCTCGCCTACGCCACGCAGAACAAGTTTTCCGCCAAATCCAACGGCTCTGCCACCAACCCGCCCATCGCACCCTCCTCACCATGAAAACCAAAACCTCGTTTCCCTCTACGCTCCTGCTCTCCGTGTTGTTCGCGGTCCTGCTGCCGCTCGCGTTCGTCGCCTGCGCGGGTGGTCCGGCACCTGTCACCGTCACCACCCAGCAGCAGCAGATCGCCGCCGCGGTCGAGGATGCGTTGAGCATCGGCCTCGTGCCCGTCTTCACGCGCAATCCTTCCTACCGCGAGGCGGCGCAGGGCATCGCCGCCGCGCTCGGCACCTTCAACGGTGCCACGATCACGCCGGATGACGTCAATGCGGTGCTGGCCAAAACCGGCATTGCCGCACAGGACGCGCAGGTCGTGGCCGGCCTCGTCAATGCCGCCTGGGCCACCTACCAGCGGCGCTACGCGCAGCAGGTGGGCGCCAGCGTGCGGCCCGATGTGAAGCTCTTCCTCGCAGCCGTGAGTGCGGGCATCACCAACGCCGTCGCCGCCACGCCGAGGTAAAAATCTTTCTCTTTCTCGTTCTCCCCCTCATGGGCCTTATCTCCAACTTCTTTTCCGCCGTCGCCGCCGGCTTCAACTGGGCGACCGGGCGCAGCGCCGTGAAGAACGCCGCGCCTATGCAGGCCAACGCCGCCGCGCAAACGAAGCAGAAGATCAGCGACGATGCCACCAAGGCCGTCGCCGAGGATGATCTCGCCGCGGTCCGCAAACTGGGAGCCGAATAACATGGCGCGCACCGGCAAAATCTTCTCCTGGCTGGGCCTCATGGTCGAGGTCGCGCTGCTCGTCTTCATCCTCACGCACCTCACCGCCTGCACCACGGTCACGCCTGAGCGAGTGACGGCCGCCGCGGCCTCTTACGATGGCAACGCGCAGACCTCCGGCTTCATCGCAGCGGCCCCCGGCGGCGGCTATGTCGTCACCCCGCACCTGCGCGAACGCTACAACGACCTGATCGCGTATTACGGCCGCGATTTCCGCCCCGCGCTGGCGAAGGACGACGGGATCACCCCGGCCGGCGATGGCCGCAACTACGTCCTCGATCGCGAGCACGCCGTGAAGTTTTTGGAGATGAACCAGTGGGCCAAAGCCGGTCTCGTGCCCGTGAACAAGTGAACCAACACCATGAGTGCCGACGAAATTCAATCCATCCGCGACAGCCTGAAACGCATCGAGACGGCTTTGATGGGCGATGAGCTGGGCAACCGCGGTGTCGTCCCGCGGCTGAGTGACGCCGAGAAGAAGCTCGAAATCCACGACCGCAAGTTTCTCCAGTGGGGCACGATTCTCACCGTCACCGGCACGATCATCATGTTCATCAAAGACCCGTTGATGGCGTTCCTCGGGTTGAAATAATCCTCCGCCCGCCTGGCTTCGAGGGAGTTCGCGCCGTGACGTGCGGACTTTGGGGCGAAGCTGGGCGGGCGGTTTACTTTTGTGCCAGGCGCGTGCTCTGCAGCCAGAGTTTGAGCGCCTCCGGCTGGGCGATGGCCTCGAGGAATAGCGGCCGGTCGGTCTCCGGCACCTTCTTGGCGATCGCCACGACGTCGACCAGGAAGCTTTCGATCTCGCGGGCGTTTTTGCCGCGGCTTTTGCCATTCGCCCGTTCGACGATCTCGACCGGGATCTGCGATTGCTCGCTGGACCAAAGGGCGAAGGCCTCGAGAAACGCGCCGTCGTTCTCCTTCAATCCCATGGCGCGGAGAGCTTGGCCCAGGGTGGCTGCTTTCACCTTCCGACCCTTCTCGATCTTGAGCACGGTGGAGGGATCCATGCGGGGCTTGGTGCGACTGGCGACCGCGCGCAGGCTCATGCCGGCGTCGTGTCTGAGTTTGGCGAAGAATCGGGCGAGCGTCAT